GGTGGTTTATATTTGAGGCAAGTTATTTTTAAATAATCTTGGTTATTAAGTAGCAGTTGTAAAGGATATCTTAGCGTATCTGCCATTTACGTTTTTTAGTTATTTAGTTCTAATATTCCCAAAAGGCAATTTTCTTAAATCTTCAATCTCATTCGTATAAATTTCATACATTCCACCTGCCACTTCATCCCATGTATATTGCCTAACTTCTCCCCAATGATAATTTAATCCCTTAAATCCCCACTTATAAACATCTGTTACTGCTACAAGGGGATTTTGATCATATCTCATATTCGGAGTTTTGGCGTTATAAACAAAAATATAAAACTTACCAGCTATTGGGGGAGATTTAGTTTCTGGAAGAATACTCATCAGTTCAAGCATTAAATCATCAGCAGATTCTATTCCAATTAAATTGTCTACAAGAGAAGAAATTCTATTTCGACCCTGATTTCTTTGCTGTAAAGTTTTTCTTGGCATTATTTAATACCGAGTTCGTTTTCCGTTATAACTTTAAACTCATATCCTCTATCAGCACACCACTCTTTTGCAGCTTCCCACTTTGATTGATTTTTGGCATACTCATAGACTTCACTAATATATTTTTTAGTTTGTCTTTGTGGTTTTGTTGGAGGAACAGTTTGTCTTTGAGGTTTGATTTCAATTAGGTACTTTTTAATTGACCCTGTTGCCTCTTGAACTTTGATATAAAAGTCTGGAAAATATCTATGTGGTTTACCATCAATTGGAGATTTATACCAAACAAATACTTCTTCACTTCCCCATTCTAATATTTTTTCATTTGTATCACAATAAACCATAAAACGTCTTTCCCATAAGGATCGATAAATGATATTTGTTGGATCTCCTTTATATTTTTTTGGATATGATGGTTTGTATTTTCCCTTGTAAGACATCTAAATACTTATACTATAAAAATCATATAAGGTATTTAGAGTGGCAGTACGTCCCCGCAGAATATCGGACATCAAACCAATTCTTACAAATCTAGCACAAACTTCCCACTATGAAGTTCGTTTTGGATCGCTTCCTCCAAAATTAAAAACATATCTTCTCAAGAAAGGAATAGATAGTGGTTTTATATCCAATAGTGCAGGACTTCTTTGTTATAGTGCTTCATTGCCAACAACGAATTTAGCGACATCTGAGATTACTAATTACATGGGTATTAGAGAAAAATTTGCCCATACGAGACAATATGATGATATTTCATTAGAATTTTATGTTGATAAGAATTATAAAATGCTTCTGTTCTTAGAAACCTGGATGGAATATATTGCAAGTGGATCTTTTGTTAGAGATGATCCAAGAACTACTCCAAACATTAATCAAAATCAAGATGGATATTTTATCCGAATGCAATATCCAGAGAATTATAAAGCAAACTCTGTAAAGATTATAAAATTTGATCGAGATTATAAAAAAGAAATTGAATATAATTTTAGAGGATTTTATCCAAGAAATATTAGCTCTCTGCAAGTTAGTTATTCGAGTTCAGATACATTAAAAGTATCTGCTACTTTTTCTTATGATCGATACATCGCAGGTAAAACAAATTCATTTAGTCAATCAATTCTTGGTGATAGCAATAATCAAGATCCTAGTATAAGTCAAACAGGAGAAAAGTCTGTTACGACTGCCGATGATGTTTTCCAAAATGCTAAATTTGGTGTAAGTGATTCTGCAGAATTGCAATCAGCAGCAACTTCATTATCTCAAAATCCATTGGGTTCTCAATCAAATCCAAGAACAAGGGGACAGGTTCTTGGATATGAACCCTAAATAATCATAACTGAAGTTCTATAGGTCATTATGCCTTTACCAAAGATTTCCACACCAACCTATGAGTTGGAAGTACCTTCATTAAAAAAAGTTGTTAAGTATCGCCCATTTTTAGTTAAAGAAGAAAAAATTCTGATTCTTGCAATGGAGAGCGAGGATCCAAAGCAAATTGCTGAAGCAGTTAAAACAGTAATTACAAATTGTATTATTACTCGTGGTATTAAAGTTGATGATTTAGCGACGTTTGATATTGAGTATTTGTTTTTGAACATTCGCGGCAAATCAGTTGGAGAAAATGTTGATATTTTAATTACATGTCCAGATGATGAGAAGACGCAAGTACCTATGAGCGTTAATCTTGATGAAATTAAAGTAAATTTTAGAGAAGATCACTCTAGAGATATTAAACTAGATGATACTTTAACTTTGAGAATGAGATATCCTTCAATGCAGGAATTTATTAAAAATAATTTTACTGCTGGTAGTGATATTTCTGTTGATGATACTTTTGATATGATTTGTTCTTGTATCGAACAAATTTATAGTGAGGAAGAATCGTGGGCAGCGGCTGATTCTACAAAAAAAGAATTAAAAGATTTTCTTGAACAATTAACATCTCACCAATTCAAAGAAATTGAAAAATTCTTTGAAACAATGCCTAAACTTTCTCATATACTTACAGTTAAAAATCCAAATACTGGCGTTGAGAGTGAAGTTGTTCTGGAGGGATTAACATCTTTTTTCGCTTAGCAATGGCGCATGAAGATCTTGCGTCATACTATAAAACTAATTTTGCTCTCATTCAGCACCATAAATATTCATTAACAGAGTTGGAGAATATGATCCCTTGGGAAAGGGAAGTATACATTACTCTTCTCCAACAATATATCGAAGAAGAAAATCTAAAGAACCAATCGAATGGCTGATCCCTTCACCATAGCACAAACTGGGGTTGATCCTACTACGGGATCTTATTTGTCGTCTGAAAGAAGAAAAGCAATATTTAGAAGTACGAGAGTATCTGGATTTGGCGGCGGCGGTGGAGGAGGAGAAACTGCTCGTGGTGGAGCAATAGTTGTAAGACCTCAAACCAGTTTAGTTGATAGGACGCAAAATTTACAAATTCAACAGACTCAACAATCTGTAAGCGCGATTCAACCAACATTAGATGTTGTTCGTGTAAATGTCAAGGTTTTATCTGATGGTATTAACAATCTTAGCAGACAACTTTTATTACAAGGTCAAGTTGAACAAAAAAATATCAAGGATGAGCAAGAATCGGAAAGAAGATTAAACGAAAGAAAAATAAGAGAAGGAAGAGAAAATTTACTTGAAAGAAGAATTACATCCGCTCTTGCTAAACCAATTTTAAGTCTTCAACAAAAAATTGGTGGGTTGTTTGAACGAATTATGGGCGCGATGACAACCTTGTTTTTTGGGTGGTTAACAAATCAGGGAATTGAAACTTTAAAGGCATATACAACAGGAAATACTAAAAAACTTGAGGAGATTAAAAATTCTCTCATTAAAAACCTTCTATTTTCTTTGGGAGCATTTGCAGCAATTAATCTTGGATTTGGTCTCTTAATGAGAACAATTACAGGACTAACCTTAAGAATAGCAGGAATGGCAGCAAGAATTGCTTTAGCTCCATTTAGAGCTGCTGGCGGAGCACTGGCTAGAATATTTGGAGGGGGTACGAGAGCAGCATCTACTGCTGCAAATGCTGCAAATGCTACAAGAGCAGGAGCGAGACCTCTTATAACTGGTAGTACAAATTTAGCAACAAAATTATCTAACGTTGGGCGAGGTGCTGGAAATTTATTTAAAGGTGCTGGTAGATTTATACCAGGTCTAAATGTTGTTGCCGGAGGTCTTGGAACAGCATATGATCTTAGTCGCGGTGATTATGGTGGAGCAGCCTTAAGTGCAGCATCTATGCTTCCTTTTGTTGGGACACCTGCAGCGATCGCAAGACTTGGGTTGGAGGGTTATAGAATGACCCAAAAAAATAAACCAGGAGCTTCTACTACACCACCAACCAAATCAACACCATCAGCAAAACCAGCAGATTCTTCTGCACCAGCAGCTCCTGCACCAGCAGTAGTTCAACCCCAGACTCCAGCAATATCAACAGTGCCGATGCAATTCAATGTTGATCAAAATAACACATTTTCTGTAGCATCCCAAAGTTTAATGCAGTCTGCTTCTTCTGGAGCACCTAATTTGGAGTCTTATCAGCAAGGAACGCAAGAAGCTTCTCCCACTAGTTATAGTACTGCAAATATTCAAGCACCACCAAAAGAACAAACACCGATTGGAACTTTGCCAGCGGCAAAACCAAATGTAATTTTAACAGGTGGACAATCAAAAGCTCCTGTACCACAACCTTCTGGTTCTTCCGATCCAATAAGTGATGTTCCACTTATATCTTCCGGAAATAGTGATAATTTTTATGTTTTATATTCTCAATTAAACTATAATGTAGTAGTGTAAAAAATGGCAATCATATCTCCATCAATTAATACACAAAGAATAAGTGGAGTTTCTCGTCAAATTGGTAGGGGAGTAGTAGATGCTGGAAAATCAATTAAAAATATCACCCAAGTAGTTTTTAAAAACACAAAAGTAAAAAGAGAATCTTTTGCTCAGACAAAGTTAATCAGGGATAGAAGAGTTGAATATGAAAGAAGAAAGCAAATAGAAGATGAACTAGAGGCACCTGATAAAGTTGTAAAGGGAGGTGCCGCTCAACTTGCTCAATCAGATACTTCTAAAGGACTTTTTGGAAGACTATTAGGATTTCTTGGATATCTTACTGCTGGGTGGTTAATGAAAAATCTACCACAGTGGATAGCGTGGGGTAAAGAATTTATTGGTAGAGTTCAAAGAGCAGGGGAAATCGCAGGTGGATTTTTAAAAAATATGATTAACATATTTGCTGGAACGTGGAGTGTTCTTGGATCTGTAGCACAAAATATTGCATCTTTCGATTTCTTTGACACCTCAAAACGTGTTAGAAGAGCTATGGATGAATTGAATGGTACGGTTGGAAGTATGAGTAATCAAATTCAAGAAGCCTTTAGTTTGGTTACAACTCCATTTTCACAACAACCTCAACAAACACAACCAGATGCTTATGAAGAACAAGGACCTGGAGTTTATGCTACTGCAGGATTATCTGGAGAGGCTCAACGAAGAATAGGAAACGATGCTGCATTTTTAAGTGAAGTGAGGAGAGTTTCTCAAAAATATGGAATTAAAGAAGGTGATTTGTTGGGATTAATAGCTTCTGAAAGTGGATTTAATCCGGCGGCGGGGAAAATAGGTGATCATGTTGGTTTGATTCAATTTGGTGTAGAAGAAGCAAAGTCTGTTGGAACAAGTCAAGCGGATTTAAAAAGAATGAGTCGAGCAGAGCAAATGAAGTATGTTGATAAGTATTTTGAGACTCGCAGATTGAAACAAGGTGCGGGAGCTGGGCAGCTTTATGCAACTGTATTTGCTCCAGCATATGCATCTGGTGATCCCAATAAAGTTCTTTATAGTTCACCTTCTAGAGAATATTCTTCAAATGCCCCTCTTGATACTAATCAAGATGGAAGAATAACTGTCGCTGAAATGGGTGGAAGAATTGAAAGGAAGAAAAAAGAATTTGGCATTTCTGACAATATTTCTTTCGCAGAGAGGTCCCCAACTTCTATTCAAAATCAAAGCGGCGGTGGAGGTAAAATAGTTCAATATTTGCACGGAGATCCTAGCAGACCTGGATATGAACCAAAAGGGCACTGGAATCATGATCACTTTAGTTTTACAACCCGCGCAGCAGCTGTTAAAGCATTTTTAGCATTAAGGCAGCAAGGATATCAACCTTATGAATTTGAAGGATATACCAGAGTTGGAAAACACTCTCCAACTGGAGGGCATTTTGGACCAGTGGGGGGAAAGGCAACATATGATGATACGACAGATGGTACAGCATTTGATATTCCATATCATTCTTATGGAAGTGGTCCTATAGGAAAAGCAGATTATGCAAAGTCTCTTAAAGCATATCAAATTGTAAGTGCCGCAATTGGTGGTGGAGTGGGAGGAGCAGAAGGACTACCACAAGCACAAATTGCATCTGTTCCTCAACAATCACAAACAGTTCCTTCATCAATTACACCAAGTATTTCTGGAATGGATTTGATTATTGCTCTTGCCCAACAAGATGAACAATATATGGGCGCGGCGGCTGCTCAACCTACTGGAGGTGGAGCAATATCGCAACAAATTCCCGAGTCTGCATTGTTAAATAACTTTATCAAGAATAAACTTCTGCTAGATTTAGCGTATCTATAATGTCAACTAAAAAATCCATATATGAAGAATTTGTTTTAGAATCCAATGATCGTAAAAGATCTGTTGACATCACTACAGGTGTAATTTCTGTTGATTATTATGAAGATGTATTTTCACCAACAATTACGGCAAAAATAAAAGTTGTTAATACTGGTAATACAGTTGTTCAAGAAGGCGGAACTGAAAAGCAATCAATTTATAATGGTCTCCCACTTCGTGGTGGTGAGAGAGTATCTCTCAAAATTGCAGGAAACTCTGAAAAAAATCCTGGACTAGATTTTTCTAAAAAAGTACAAGATTACTTTTATGTTTCTAGTATTACTGATGTTATTTCAGAAACTAATCAGGAAAGTTTTACTCTCCATTTGGTGTCGAGAGAAGCAATTACAAATGAGACAGTTCGTGTAGGTACAAAATATCCAACGAGTTTGAAGATAAGTGATTCTGTCGAAAAAATTTTAAAAGATACGTTAAAAACTTCCAAAATTGGCACAATTGATAAAACTTCCAATAAGTATGGATTTATTGGAAACATGAGAAAACCATTTACAATTTTGGTTTGGTTAGCATCAAAAGCAGTACCAGAAAGTTCCGGAAGTGCAACAGCAGGATTTTTATTTTTTCAAACTAAAGATGGATTTCAATTTAGATCGATTGATGATTTGATAAAACAGGAAGCAAAGGCGACATATACTTATAGTCAAGCTACAGTTTCTTACGATGAAAATAATAATAAAATTGATAATGATACAAAAATTCTCAATTATGTCACTGTAAAAAATCAAAACTTAATTGAAAAACTTAAATTAGGAACATACGGAAGTCATCGTATGTTTTTCAATCCATTAGATTTTTCTTTTTCAAAACCAGAAGAAGGATTATTTAAACTTGAAAACTATTCTGGAAAAACTAAAAATCTTGGTAGTCAAATTAAATTACCACCGCTTTCTGAAGGATCTGATAAAACTTTAGGTGATGTTCCAACTCGTATTATTACTGCTGTTTATGATATTGGAACTTTAGAGAAAGACGCATCAACATCAATCAATTCTGATCAATCTGAATATCAGTCTCAATCTTTAATGAGATATAATATTCTGTTTTCTCAGGTTTTGACAGTTATTATTCCATCAAACACAAATTTGAGAGCAGGTGATATTATTGATTGTCGTTTTCCGAAAATCACTCAATCGGAAACAACAGAAAACGATCCTGAAACTAGTGGTCTATATATGATTAAAGAGTTGTGTCATCATTTTGATAGTGATTCATCTTATACTTCTTTAAAACTAATACGAGATACTTTTGGTATCAATGTAGAAGCAAAGGCAAAATAAATGTTAGACCAGTCATTACTACAAAGTCATTTTATTGGTAGAGATGGATTCCGTTGGTGGATCGGGCAGATTCCACCACTTTCTACTATGGGAAAACAAGTAGAAGGTGGTGGATGGGGAAATCGTTTTAAAGTAAGAATACTTGGTTATCATCCTTACAGTGAAGCAGAACTTCCTAACGAAGATTTGCCATGGGCACAATGTTTAATTCCAACTACTGCAGGAAGTGGTGCAGCAAACGTTGCAACTGGAGTTCAATTGCAGCAAGGTGATGTTGTTCTTGGATTCTTTTTAGATGGCGATAATGCTCAGATTCCGGTTATTTTAGCAACATTTGGTAGAAGTGATTCTGTCCCATCTACTTCATATAAGTCTCCATTTGAAGCTTTTACTGGGTTCTCTGAACTCATGCAAAAAAATATCAAACAAACTCCGAGTGAAAATAATCAACCAACTGAAAATTCTTTACGTTCTCCTATTAGTGCTAGCGACGAGATCGCCCAAAAAGTATCACAAAAAGTCGGTGAAAAAGTAGTTTCAGAAAATTCAGCTATTTGTAAAAAAGTTCATTTAGCAAATACTGTAAAAAATACTCAACTTGATAAGATCAAAGCAAAAGTTGATAATTTAATGAAGGATCTCAAAAAGTTTCAAGGAGATCTTCAAAGAATTCAGCAAGCAATTGATAAAGCTACGGATGATATTGTAAAATATTGCAATGAATTTATTGGTTCATCTATTGATTTTATTATCAATGGGGATAAAGATAAAGGAGGAAAATTCCCTGGATTAAAAGGTT